TTAACGTGTTAACTATTGCTCATGATCACTTGTATATTATTAACATTAGATCAAGAACATGGATGCTATGCATCACAACGTCTCTTTCATTGGAAAAGGCACTATAGACTCACTTAGTCATAGGTCTTGTTTCAAACCCACAGTTGGATAGCCTTAAGCTACCATTTGCTTCCCCAGCTTTTCGAGCTGGTTATCGGTTTGAGCCCTTTCGGGGCCAAGTTGCTTTTCCTTTTACTTACATCGGTTTTTGCACAGAAAACAAAGTTAATAGTTAACCCTTGTTTTTATAGAGTTAATTAAAGGCCGAAACACGCTTTAGTCCAAAATCAGGTATGGGTGTTTTGCTCACGTAGCTGCCTTTCTTATCCAGTAGTCGATTACGCAGACGAACTACCTGAATAGGAGAAGGCTCTACAAACGGTTTTTCTACCGCTTGTAGATACACATCACCCTGATAGAGAGCTAAAGCCTCTTTTTCTAAAGATAAGTACACCTCTCAAATTTGGTTTAACTCCGTATGATCTGCAAAGAACACACGGCGTGAATATTCACATTGAATATTCTTAACCTTAATTAAGAGTGCAACAGCCTTGAAAAAGAGATCCTTCCTTGCAGGCTCCAAGACAGCGTCTTGAAGCATACGGAAGGTTTGGGGGTCAGCCGTACGAACTTCCTCAGTGAGAGAGTTCCGCGGATCATCACCCCCAATACCAGACATCTTGTAGTTCATATTGTTCTGATCAACGATCTTAACAAGACGAACTCTCAATTTGTCAATTTCAACCAATAAATTAACACCTAGGAAAACAAGATCTTTCTCTTTAGGCCGGTTGTATCCTTCCAAACATAATCACTGCGACAGTGATTCTGATGGGAAGGCACCCCAAGGAGAAAGAACGACAATTAACATGTTCCGAGCTTTTCGGGGAAGAGCGGCGAATCCCCGTTCAAACCCACCAGTAATGCTATGTCTATATCCCATAATAGATAAAAGATCAGAAATTCTGATATTATATTTACGTTTAAGATTAGACATTGTCGAAAAGTTTCTTTTGGCAACAAGAACTTCACCAATAGAAACCGGGGACGCATTACCGAAGGGTGTGAAGAAGCGCTTTGCGAATTCAAAGCACCCTTTGGGAGAAAGTAAACTTTTTGAAAGATTTACTTTAACTCCCAGCTCAGAACATATCGCTAGGTATTCCATAACAACTTTCTTAACTTTCGCTATTGAGTCGTCACCTAGCACCGCATACGACTTGAATCACATACCGGGTTGGATCACTCCAGCACGGTATGCAGCTCACTGCCAAAGAAAATGATGTGTTAAAGCAAGCATTGCCCAACTGGACAATGCCCCCATTGGCTGACCAACGGCATACCAGTAATTTTTAAAATTATTTAAGTATGGACGAGAAGTCAGGACTCCCCGCCAAGCTCAAGCCAACTTCTTACCAAATATATGGGCAAGAATTTGTTCTTGAAGTTTAACGGGAAGACGATCTGTAGCTGCAGACATATCACAGGAACCAATAAATTGTTTCTTGTTACTATGAAGCAGACGCAGAGGAGCTTCTTGATCAAAAGTACCATCTTGTGGTATTTGACGCAAGATAGCAAAGACCCAATCATGTAAGGGTTTTAATACCCAATTAGTGATAGGGTCAACAATGGCGATAACACGAATTTTCCCGGCAGCTTCATGAAGTTTTACAAGCCGACCTACGGCAGGAAGATAGTCGGCAGGAGGAGATTTATCGATTCCAAAGATTGCCTTATTTAAGGCATCTATGAATTCCTTCATACGTTCTTTAAGAGAGGCATTAGGCCTTTTCATAAAATCCGTATAGGCTTTCGGATTCAGTAACACTCTCCGCTCCCCTCCGATTTGTAAAACATTATGAATCTTCCCCCCAGATGTTACACCTGTAGAACGATTTAGCGGCCCTTGGAGAACAGCGTTCCCAAAGGGTCACCAAGCGGTAAGTAAAGTGATCAGTCCCATAACGAGGTGTCTATATTTTATAAACTCTCGTTTCTTGAAACCACTATCTTTAAATGATTTAAAGTCCTTACCGGTTTTAATTAATATATTAATTAAAAAACGGTAGGAATGCACACTATGAAGTGCTGCAAATAGTGATGATCCTTTTAAACCTAAACGCTCGGTAACACTAACCGAAACAGACTGCATGATCTGAGGCAAGACAACGCGAAGTTTAGAATCAGGAATCTTAACGATTCTACCCAGTGCATTCCAAAACATTGGAATAAACTGGGCAGCTTTACCATCGTCAAATCATGATCCTTTTTCAGTTATGGTTTTGAATGGATCACCCTTTGCATACACCGAATTAAGGTATCTGTAAAGGTTGAATAAACTCAACCATAACTGAATGGTCTTGACGTTGCCCCGGCGAATAAGTACCCGTTGTAATTTAGGTATTATCCGCGGAAGACCAGCTCTTGTTACTGACACTGCACATTTCGAATCTTTTCGACTCGGATGTACAGTGTGTCCTGATACATACTGTTGTAACAGGATGGAACAAGTTTTTAGGTACAAGATAACAAAGCCAACAGAGTTGTGCTTTGCTAACTTGTACACTTCCCAAGAAAATGACTTTAAGACACGTACTGAACTTTTGCTGGGCGCCTTCGCTTGTATTAGTCGTAAGACTTTAAGTCCTACATTGACCAATACACGCCCACCTTTTACGGTGAGCAGACCACTTAGAAGTGTTCTTTGCTCTTTCATAAGTTCTTGAAATGCAACTAATTTTGTTGTATCAAGAAATTTTGAAAATATTGTAACTTCTAAAATTCGTTTCTGTTATGTTCCAGTGGTCAAGTTACTTAACTTCCACATTATCTCCAGTGCTGTTTTACGTGCAGCCCCCCCATCTCTCGACTCTGGTCCATACCCGGTTTTTCCACTAATTATATATTAATTAATGAATTGCTCGAGTTTACCAAAGCCTCCGTATACACCTTTTGAGTGGTACGTAGATGACGAAGTGGGTGTAACCAGTCACATAATTGGACTGCGATAATAGTTGGGGTTCACCCTCAGAGGTTGCACTTACGTGTCCTCACGCTATTATATACAGTTTCATTATGCGCTGTCCCACCGGGCCCATGGCGCACACTGTGAGAACCGCTTTATATAAGTAAATGACCAGTCGGGGTTCACCCTCAGAGGTTGCACTTTCGTGTCCTCTCGCTGTGTCACTGTAAACATAACCCCTTTGTTTAACTCATTCTTCTCCTTCGCAAGATGATTATGGGGTGTTAACCCAACTAATCATAATTCCCGGCATTGCACCTGGTGCCTTCAGAGAAGCGATTTAGAACAAAGGACCTGAAACAAATCCTAGAGCGACAATACTGCAAAAAATGCTACTAGCTTCGGTTTCCAGGTTCAGACCCTTATAGGGATGATTCTGAAACCGCCAAAGGTTATTTGACGATTCCAGTCCCCTTTCGAATCTGAACTCGGGCCGCAGGTCGTCTTACAAGACGAGCTAAAGCTCAGGGCTCCGATTGATTTTACGGAGTCCCCTCACACTGATCCCCTGCGCATCAGTTGAAGCGAGTTTCTGTACTCTACCGACCCTTTTCAGATCGATATTATATCAAAGATCCTTCCAATTCTTTATAAAGAATTTTCCAAACCATTGATAGAGCCAAGGAAGCTCGCGCCTCTTGAATCCGCGACCTCTTAAACACCGAAGGAATGGTGATGAGATACCGCGTATGCAAATAAGGTAACGCAATCCTTTATTAAGGATATATCAGTGCAAGGGTGACCGCAATCAACCACCCCGCTTTCCTATAAGGTAACTCATAGAAAAGTGTAACGTAATGCTTTCGGGAACATCCCAATAAAAGGTGCAACGCCGTTTAAGGCTATGTCTCTGTTATTGAGATGCCCTGCCAGGGCATCAATCTAGCAGATGCTGGAGACAAGCTCCAGC